TTTACTATCATTCGCATTTGTCGTTCATCGGCTATGTTGTATTTTGGGTGAAGATACACTATGAGAAGTGCTTCAAGTATTTTTCTTTGCTCCTCGTTTTCAAGCCGAAAATACTCCCAGTCGGTGAACTTTTTGTGCGATATACCATGCTTCTGACCGCCGCGAGAGTGTTCAGATATTCTGCGGAAAATGTCGTTTGTTTTGCCGACATAAACGACTTCACCGTTGTCGCGTAGAACGTATACCCCACCCGGCGGTTTATACTGTTCTCTCTGCATACTTGTACTTCTTCTCAGTCCTGTCCCAGACGATTCCCAATTCCCCAAGTCTTGCCTTGAGCATGGCAGTTGCTTCTTTCTCAGAAGTCAGTGCATGGTCAATAGACTTGATATACTGCGCTGCCGGGGCAACATCTTCGGGCTTGTTGACCGCCGCGCACACCTCTTTCGCCTGTGCCATTGCGGTGTCGTACTTTGCTTTCTCCGGGGCGAGTGCCTTGCTCTCAGCCGCGAGGTTCTCGCGCACTCTTGCGAACAGCTTGGTAAGAAAGTCATTGGGATCACAGTCTTTGAGTTCCGGGACTTCCACAAGACCCTTGATGCCGTAGGCAGACTTCGCGGAGTACTGCTCGGTCGGCGTAAAGCCAAGGTAGCGTCTGCCGTTCTGGATGAAGAGGTGCGCTCCAAGATCGGCGGGTTGCCAGCAGATGACCTTGGCACTGCCCTCGACAACGAGGTCGTAGAACACGCCGTCATCACCGTTCTTCGTCATGTTCTCATGGAAGAGGTAGATGACATTGAACTTCTTTCGCAGTTCGGCAGACAGGCGCAGAAACTCGGTCTTAATCGTGCCGTATCCCTGTAAGGAGAACCCGCCGTCTTTCTTGGACGCTTTCGGGTCGGTACGCATTGCCCACTCTTTCATGTACTCAATGAGTGCGCCGCAAGTGTCGATGACAATGGTCTTGTATGTTCCCTCTGCCGCCTTGATATCCGCAAGCACCTCTTCGTAGGTCTTGCAGATTGATGCATCCTTACGGTGGGCTGGATTGACTCGCGCCATCCCCTCGTCCGTGTCGATGAGCAGAACATCCGTGGCAGAGAGTGCCAGCGTGGTCTTCCCCGTTCCGGGCAGTCCGCTGATAATCATGATGATGTTCTTGTCGGAGAAGTTCATCTCCGTGGGCTTCACAATGGGCATTTGCTAACTCCTTTCATTTTCGTACCACCCGACAGATGTCTCCCCGGTGATACTGTTCTTTAATATTTCAACCGTGCAGTTCTCATGCACTTCCCTCTCGTCATAGAGGTTCGTCTGGATGTGTGACTTGTAGTATTTGCAGATGTGCTGAAAGTTGAGACAGGGGCAGATGTTGGATCGTGCTTCACACGATAGGTTCATGCACACTGCTTCAAACTCATCAGACAGATAGATGCAATCGTTCACGGCTTCACCGCCTCCGAAAGATGGCAGCGGGAACACTTAACCAGATAGAGGTCGGAGTTCTTGTACTGTTTCGCGTACATCGCGCCGCCGCACAGAGGGCATCGTGTCCTCATCCTCTTGCCATCCATGTCACCGTAGAGTTGCCGATTTGTCTTGACCTTGGCGGTATCCTCAATAATCTCTACGATTCTGTCACGCGCCAGTTTCACAAACTCCTTGTGCTTGCGCTCAATCCTGTCAACCACGCTATCATCCACAAGGTTCTTTGCTTCTTTTCGCAGACGCTCAATCTCTTTCGTGTCGCCGTTGCAGAGAGACTCCTCGCAATCTTCAGCCCACGACTTGACGATTGCAGTGAAGAGGTTCTGACACCCGTCCTCATCAAAATCCTGTGTGTGCATATCGTGTGCTTTGTAGTAGTCTGCCGCGATGGAGTTAAGCTTAGACCGCACCTTTTTGATCTCGTCAATGACGATGTCGTAGTAGTCCGGGAGCGTTTCTCCGTTCTTCCTCGCGTTGTCCTCGTCCTTGATGCGCTGTTTCACAAGCTTGAGGAGGATGTTGCTGCACTCGCTGGACGCGCGTTCATATCTCATGCTTTCCGCAAGGTAGTTAATTTTCATTGTCGAACCTCCACCTAAATCCATAGGCGTAGTGGATGCGACCGTATGCCGCTTGTGCCACGTTCTGCGGGAAACCACCAACAGACCTTGCAGCCGCGCTGATGCTCTTGTGGTGTGCTATGACTCGTCCCGTCCCCATGTCAATCTGAACCACCGGGCGATCTCTCTTTCTGGCAGTGTCGATGCCAAGTTCTACGCGCCAGCGGTGGACTTGCTGTTGAGAGCAGTGGTACTTCTTAATCAGCTTCAGTTGACATAATTTATCAGCGTCATCACTGAAGCCGTAAGGGATATCGCGTCTCCGATTCACGAACCCACCCCCAACAGCTTGAGGAGGATTCCGATGCCAGAGCAGACCGCCCACACGCAGAACAGGATGAACATGATGAGACACGCATCCTCGACTGCGCGAACGGCAAGCCGCCGAAACTGAACCTTTGTCATTTTTCTGTCCCTCATTTCACGATTATTGTTGTGCCGTATTCGTCTTTGATTACCGTCTGTAGGTCTTTGGTTGAGATGTAGCCACGGTTGATGCTGTCCACCGTATAATTGAACGCATCCGCAAACGCTTCAAGCTGGTCATCCTGTGCGGCGAACTTGTCCCGCATGACATAGAGCATGATAGTCAGCGCACCCTGTAGTCCATCATTCATTCCGCGCTTGTACGCTTTCTCGACATCCGCTTGCGTCCGGGGTAGTCGGCGCGGATTAGAGGTGCTGCCTGTCTTTTGCGTCTTGCTCATCTGCTTCGTACCTCGCTCGTCTCTCATGAAGCCATACCGCGAAGCTGTCCAGATCGTTCTTGATGTACTGGCGCAGTAGATGCACCGTGCTGAGTTCTCGCAGACAGTCCATGCAGTAATAGCCGCCCTTTAGGTTTTCGTAGCGAATGGGTTTCTTGCAGTGGTAGCAGTACGCCGCATCGTCATAGTCAGCATTCAAGCAGTCTGGGCAGACGGTAAGTTCCTGTGACCTCTTCCCGTCCATGAATACCTTGCGCTTTGCTTCTGACTCGTTGAAAATGCGGTTGCAATAGTTGCAGACAAAGTATGCCATCAGACTCTCCACTTCTTCCGCAGATAGCGGATGACTCTGTCTGCTTCTTCTGGTGTGGTTGCGATGGACAGTGCCGACTGCTTCTCCAGATTGTAGTTGAGGATTCTCCTGTCATACGGTAGGTTGTACGCTGTCTCGCGCTTCTTCTTCAAACACATCAGCACACACACCTCCGCAGATCGTCCAGCGGAATCCCCCACTTGCGGTTGATGGCGAGTATGTCGCCCACCGTGAGGTAGCTTGGCTCGGCAATCTTCTTCCGCGCCGTTCCGGGACTCGACTCAATGACCGGGGCAAGCTTGCACCCGTTGAGTCCGTACCCCCTCAAGAGCATGGTCATGGGATGAGGGGGGTCACCTCTTGTTCTTGGCATTCGCTTTCTCCTTTCCTAAATTTTGTGTTGACTTAGGTTAGGAAAACGTGTAGAATTGTCTTGCACTCACAACCTCACACGCTTTCCAAACCCGCAGAAATGGGGGTTAGCTTTAGCGTTACCTACCATTACTGCTAACTAAGATAGCACCGCTGTGAGAGTTTGTCAACACATTTTTAGCAAAATTGGAGAAAAAATTTATGGACGGGAAAGATTTGGTGCGCCAGATAGAGGTTCGGTTATCTGAACTCGGCATGAAGAAGAAAGATTTCTACACTCTCACAGGCATCTCCAGCGCGGCATTCTCCTACTGGAATACCGGGCGATCCAAGCCCTCTCTTGATGCTCTCTCACGCATTGATGCAGTGCTTGGTACTTCGTTTGAAAGCGTTGAGAAGTCAGATAACATCTTCGACAAGATACAGATGCTCCAAGAACTGCGCGACTCTGAACGTGCGTTGCTTGCCGTCACAAAGAACATGACGGATGACGAGATACGCAGAACCACAGAGTTCATCAAATCTCTTAAAGGTGATGTAAATGATTGAGGGGCGCGACTTCTTCGTGCGCGTGGTGGACTTTCCAAAGGGCGTGAACCGTGTTGGGTTCGTATTGCTCAACTCGGACGGCACATATTCCGTCTACATCAATTCCCGTGCATCCGTCCACGCACAAAGAAAAGCCATGCGACACGAATACGCACACATGGCTAATGATGATATGTATGGGGATCGCGACATTCGGAGCATCGAAAAAATATGAAAGTCCCGAAACCAAGAAAGCTGAACAACGGACAATACTATATATATTTGCGTCTTGGGGGCGTAGGACGCTCTGTGACGCGCTCTACCGCCAAGGAGTGTATCCGTGCCGCAGAATTGATAAAAGCGCAGTACAGGGCAACTAATGCCCCTCAAACGCAAAGCGGCAGAAACAGGACGCTACGGCAACTCATGCAAGCGTACATCAACCGCTACCACGCTACCCTGTCTCCGTCCACTTTGTACGGGTATGACATGATAGTCAAGCACCGCTTCGTTGACTATATTGACAGGCGGTATGACCAAATTAAAGACTGGCAGAAAGTAGTGGATGCGGAGATCGTTAAGTACAAGCCGAAGACTGTACGCAACGAGTGGTCGTTCCTTTCTGCGTCCATCCGTGACGCGAACCTTGCCGTCCCGTCCGTTAAACTCCCCGCTGCCGCTCCAGCCAAGCGTCCGTACCTTATCCCGGACGAAGTACGCAAGCTGATAGAAGTCGCCAAAGATGACAAATGCGCCGTACCCGTATTGCTTGCGCTCCACGGTTTACGGCGCGGTGAGATAGCCGGGTTGACTTGGGATGACATAGACCTCAAGACAAACCGCATCCACATCCATCAAGTGCGTGTGCGAAATGATAAGGGAGAGTGGGTAATAAAGGATACGGCAAAGACCCCAAAGGGGAACAGGACAGTACCCATCATGATCCCGGAACTGGCAGACGCTCTTGCCGCCATCCCCAAAGAGGAGCGCACTGGCACTGTCTGCCGTTGCCATGTGTCGAGCATCCAAAAGTCCATCAACCGCCTGTGTCGTGCCGCCGACATCCCGGAAGTGGGAGCGCACGGTTGCCGTCACTCGTTCGCATCCTTGGGGCATTCTCTCTCCGTACCCGTTCAAGAGATGATGCTTCTGGGCGGCTGGGATGACCTCACCACGATGCAAAAAATCTACACTCACATAAGCGAACAAGAACTCCTGTTAGCAAGCAATCAGTTTACGAAATTCTTTCAGAAAACGTAAAGTGAAATGTAAACTAATTTTCTGAAACCGTTGCGCTCCAACGGTTTTGGGGTTTTGTTTGTGGGTTCAAGTCCCACTACCCGTACCAAAAAGGGGAAATCCTGTAGGCATTGAAACTACTGGATTTCCCTTATTTTTCAATGGTTTGCGGGTTTTTGGCGTGAGTTTAAAATTGATTTTAAAAACCTCGTTTTACCCATAAAAAACCCGTTTTCAAAACAAAAACGTAAACCAAAATGTAAACCAATTTACTTGTGATTCAGATACCAGTTGTAGCACTCTAACCACGCATCATATCCGCTCGGTTTTGTAGCGTTTTCAATGGGTGTAAGGTTCGCGTTGACCTCATCTGCAATGTCTGGCATCTTGCCTATTAGGTAGCTACCGGGACACTGTGTCGCGGCAAAATCGCAATGTAAAGTCATGTTTGCGCCGTTTTGATGGTTCACACGCTCCGTTTTATTGTCTCTCCAGATGAGTCGAGTGATCCCGTTTCGCTTGCAGATGTCGGTGACAAGTCTGATGAGAGACTTGTACGCCGCATCACCGACCGTCCACGGATACGCCGCGACAGAGTTGGATACCTCAATCGTGACAGCGCGGTTGTCGTTGGCGGTATTGGACGATGTGAATGCGCGTTTTGATTCGGGGACAAACATGGCAATGCGCCCGTCATTACCTATGCCGTAGTTGGATGATGCGCTACGCGAAGTTGACATAAACAGAGAACCTAACGCTTCAACGCTTGCCACACACGCAGTGTGGTGGATGGTGATGGTGTCAATGGCGTGGGTTCGTGTGGCGCAGTTAGGGGACAGCTTGGTATAGCTGATGAGACTGCTGTCGCTCACTGGTTGCTCTTCCTCCTCGTCTCGGTAAAATGCTATGGCGTTGTACGGTGTACGCAAGCTTGGGTAGATGATCTTGCCGTCAAGGTACAGGAATCTGCTCCCGCCACCGTCAAGGTTAATAAAGGAAGTCAACCCGGCTTGCTGTGCCTGTCTGCCGAATGTGTAGATGTCTACTCCGTCTGCAACGCCAACCACAAGGTTCTTGCCATCTGTGCCAAGACCTATGCGGCTTAGACGGCAATCGAAAACGTAGCTGTCCTTAAATGCGGGTGGAACGTAGTTCCCGTTCTGTACAAGACCCGTGTACCCTGTGAGGTACTCTTGCCATGCGTAGACCCACGGTGTCCCAAAGTACCACTTGCCGTTGATAGTTCCGAATCCGTACCCCGTTCCGCTGTTGACCTTGACCTTGCCGTTCTCAATTACCGTGCCGCACGGGAGTACCTCTCCGTTCTTTGTTTCGTACAGACTCGCATTAATCAGCGCAAACGGTCTTTGTTTCTGCGTTGCCAGCCAGTTGCTTAACGGCATATGAGGACGGATAATCTCTGCCCTCACGCCGGGTATTTCGTATAGATTCACAAGATCAAATCCTTTACCCCATAACCCAAGTCACTCATGGCGGTCACCTTATATTTTTATCGGGAACACGATCGAACCCCATACAAAACCAGTATTTGGGACTTTCTTTCGGAGTTGAACTGCACCACTGTCTACATTTACATACAGAAAGGAGGGATTATCTGCATCAGGGACTCCATTACCAGGCTCAGTTAAGCAAGCGCTTTGTATTTCCATTGCAGGCTTGATTGAACTTGGAAACGAAACGATATTCCTTGTATATTCAGTTGACCCAAATCCAGCAGGAGAGACAATAACGAAGATATTAACCCAGTTTCCGTATTTGATTGCCCTTTTCCGTACAAATGTTGTGTCTGTGTCCCATGTTAATTGAGAGATAATGTCCTCTGATTTCCCCAAATCTTTAATTGCGCTTGCGACCCCGCCACTCGTAACGAGGTTGGTGCTATCCTGCGTAGGAACGGCATCTGGATTGAGTGCCTTGTCTACCGCTTCGTCAACTTGCGCTCCAGTATGTGTACTCTGATACATCACTCTACCCCCTTATGCGTGAAACTCTCATGCCGTAGCAGTTCGCCCTTGGAGTTGACCATCACAGCGGCGTGAATCTCGACAGACGAAACCGCAGCCGCCGCAAGAATCGTGTAATAGGCTTGGAGCGCGACAGAAAAGTCTGCGTAAGCGGTGACAATGTTCGCCGTCACGCCGCCGTTGGTCTGAAGTTCTATCACAATGTACATATGTCTGCCTCCTCAGTAGTAGATGATGACGCACCCTTGCGCTCCCGCTCCCGCGAGTCCGGCGCTGCCGCCCTGTCCGGGTGCGGATTCTGCAAGCATCATCATGTTCACGTGTATAGCGCGGTCATCTTCCCAATATGTGCTATATCTGATTGATGTGTTAGTCGCTATCCTCGCATATTCGTTGTATGCTCTGTACTGGCAAAGGTCGCCCTTGCCGCCGCCACCGCCACCGCCGTGACCGCCGCACCCGCCGTCACCATAAGCAACGCCAGATGCCGCTTGAATGGGCGTAGCACCGTCACCAGAGTTGCCGGGTGTGACTTTGTTGTATCCGATGCTCTGCCATGTGTATTCCCACACATTTGTGCCGCCAGCGTTGCCGTCATTCCCGACAGCACCGCCCCCACCGCGAGACGGACATAGCTCGGTAGCTATTCCGACATAAGTGCCGCCTTGACCCGTGGCGTAGTTGACTGTAAACCGTTCGCTTGTTGATGCTCCCTGTTTCCATGTGTTCCCGTCCGGGTCTACGACAACTGAAGACCCGTCCGCTTTTGCTCCCGCAACGCCATCATGCGCTCCGGGCTTGCCATAGGCGGGAGAACCGGGCAACATATAGGAGACGAATCCAGATGCAGAACGAACGCCACTCGCAGAGGAGTATGTCGTGCCGTTGTGTACTACGGTACTTTCGCCGCCAGCACCGCCCATCTCGCCGCCGCTGACAATTGGCGTTGGAACGCCACCCGCGCCAACTGTCACCGCGATGGTATCGCCATGGGAGACATCAAGCGTGTACTCAGCTATCTTTCCGCCAACGCCTGCCGCGCCCGCCGCGCCTCCGTCACCGCCCTCGCCAACGCCAGCCGGGAACGAAAAGCCCGATAAATGCGGAGAACCGGGAACGCCACTTTCGCTCCCGTCATCATCAAACGCATAAAGCGGCGCGAGTTGGTTGAACTCCGCGAGGGTCTGAACCTTGCCGTCTTCGCCGGGAAAACCATTTTGCCCGGCGTCACCGCCTTGGATGATGATGACCTTGATTTTTCCGCTTGTGTTGGACGCTGGTACTGTCCATGTCTGATTGCTGTCAAGCACTACGGCGTGTTCCCAGAGGTTTCCCGCGCCGCCGGGAATGTAGTCGGTGACGACTTTGAGCGTTGCCTTATTGACAGCAGAAATCACAACATCCATTTGAGAGATCAGACCGATGACCTCTTCGCCCCAAGCGTTGTTCATTAGTATGTTGTCGCCGGGGAGTTCCGTCCCCTCATACACAACTGCGGACTCCACGGTAGACGCAGAGGAGAAGTACTTGGAGATGCGGGACGCTACGCCCTCAGCATTCATGATGTTGACGAGTGTAGCTTTATCAACCCTTGCTACCTTATCCGTATCATGGTTGAGGTCTATGTTAATCTCGGTGGTGTTGTCAATGTACATCTGCCCGGTAATCGTCACATTGTTCGTGGGGTTGGCGACAATGCAGTAGTTGGTGTAGGCAGTGATGGAAACCGGGTTGTTGTTCCCGTCTACCGCGACCACATCGTGGTAGGGTTTATCAAACACAATCTTAGTGTTTGCTTCTGTGATATCCCCGCTGAAGATTTCTTCAGTCTCGGTACTGTAAACATAGTCGTGTTCGACCACAACTACCTTGCTGACGCTTTCTTTGCCAATGACTCTACCGCCGTAGTAGACCCTGTTGTCCGCAATTGCGGTAGAGGTCGAAGCGTCAAGACCAGTGACATAGGAACTGCCGTCACTCTGACGGATGAGGTTCAACCCGGTTGCAAACAGCACTTGCTGAATTGCTTCTCTGCGTGTGCAAATGGGAATCCATCCGCTCACGCTCTGGTTTGCGTATGTGGGGTCATAGCTGAAACTCACCCCAGACCCGGACAGGATGTCGTTGAGCAACGCCTGTACCGTAGTCGGCGCGGTGTACAACCACAACCCGCCATCGTAGTCCATCGTGCTGAGAAGACCCACCGCTGAGATGCAGTCTATTTGATAGTTGTACTTCGCAATGCGGGTGATCTTCTGCACATAAAATACGAAATGCACAACGCCGTCATCAAAGATTGCGCGGTATCCGTAGGGGTAGTCGGGTGCGTCTTCCATCTCGTCACCCAAGACCATGAACTGTTCCCCGGCGGTGTACAACTCGCCAGCGTCAGTAGTAATGAACCCGCCCCACCCCTGTCCAGTGACTTGCGTCACAACGAACGTGGCGGTGTCGTAGGACAACTCGTTTCCGACAATGGATTCAGCGAGGTGAATCTTTGCGCTGAAGATATACGGCGCGGTGAATGTCTGAACCGTCTGTGTCCCGGTGCTGTTTTTAATTGTCAGAGTGGCATTAATTGCCATACGACACCACCTTAGTATTCAATCAGAGGGAACGCCAATCCTGTCCACAGACCGCCACCGCCAGATGTGAAGACGGTCGCGGGGTAGTTGTTGGAGTAGAAAGTCCCGGACACATCCGTACCCGTCACGGGGTCGGTGTATGTAAGCGTCACGCTCTGCGGTGCGATCAGCGTCAGTATCGTGGACAACTGTGCGCTAGTGAGGGGGATGCAAGTCACATCCCACCTTACCTTTGTCGAGATGTAGTCCCGGTGCATAACGCCCGTCATGTCGCGCCCCGCCGTGCTACCGTCCACATCGTTCCGACTCCACTTCAAGCCGCTGTTGGCAATGTACGGCGTGATGTCTACTCCATCAATCTTGAATGTCATACCGTACCTCCAATCGTGACGAGGTTGCTACCTCTGCGGTTTGCCAACGCATCCGTGTAGGGGCGAAGCTTGTCTGCGAGAGACTGCCCGTCAATCGTGATGTCGGGGTCAATGTCGTTGATTGCACGGACGAGGACATTGATGCCGCCCTGTACCGCACTGAGCAACTCAAGATTGCCCTCGCGCACCGCTTCTTTCATCTGCTCTACGTTCGTTACGCCTGTGCGTCCGTTGCCCATGTTGGTGACGATCTCAGCCCCGGCTTCACCAGCTACAAAGAGCGAACCCATAGAGAGGTCATGTACACCGCCCTCGGCGTACCACTCTACGTTGAACTTTGGAATTTGCGTGATGTTGAGGAACTTCTTTAACGCTCGTCCAAGTCCACTGCTCGGATCGTATTCGTCATATGTCAGCTTGATGTGCGGGAGCGTGGGGGACGGAAGACTCCACCCGGCAACCCACGTTTTGAATCCATCCCACAGTTCTTGCGCCCCAGCAAGAAATATATCCCACTGCGCGTTGAATCCATCAATCAGACCCTGTACGATGTTTGTGCCGATGTCTTCAAACACGGTAGACGGACTATGGATCCCAAGCAAGTCTCTGAGCCATGTCAAAACGCCCTCAAACGCATCCTTGAACAGTTGCCACAGACCGACACCGTTCTCGCCGAAGTAGTAGTCCCAACCTTGCTTGAAGCCCTCCCACATATTCTGCGGTACATCTTCCCAGTAGGTTTCAATCTTGGCAGCAATAGCCGCCTGTGCTTCTTCAAACGACATATTTGTGGTGTCGATTTCGTACACCATTGCCGCCCACTGGTCTGCCGCTTCTTTTCCCTTGTCTTCGTAAAGCTGTGCGTAAGCAGAGAGTGCAGTTTCGATTTCGTTGTTGTGCGCTTCTTGCGCCGCAACATATGTGTCGGATGCTTCCTTGAGTTTTACAACATCGTAGGCAATCATAACCGCATCGAAAGCCCCAAGTGCCACTTGCTTAATTGAACTCACCAGCTTGTTGCCTTTTGCAACTTCTTGTGCAGCTCCGCTTATCGAGTTTTTTATGCCGATTGGAATTGTTGCAACAGCACCAAGGAATTTGCTTACTGCGTTAAGAACCCCGACCCCTCCAAGCAACAGTAACACTGCTTGGATACCAGACAAACCGCTAATAAATTCATCCCATGTAATGTTTCCATTAACAAGGTTTGTTAGCTTCGTAAGTAGATCTATTAACTCGTCAAGACCGCCAATAACAATACCGCCAACTTGCTCAAAGAACGGCTTTAGCACGTTCTCCCAAAACGGTTCAAAAATTGGTGCGAGTACTTGTAGTACGGCATTAAGAAAATTAAACGCAGCCGCAAGCAAATCAACAAGTTTAGGCGCAAGCGAACTAATAGTCCACTGTGCAAGCGGAACAAGGATGTTGTCCCACGCCCAACCAAGTCCTGTCATTAGCGTGTCTGCAAGATTACCCGCAGATTCCTTGAGTTTGTCCCAAGACTCCTTGAGGTTTGTAAAGTCGAGACTGTCCTTGAGTTCCTTGAACTTGTCTGAGATTGTCTGCGCCCATTCCGGGAGTTGCCCAACCTCAAACATACCAGCGGTGTCGATACCACCGCCACCACCACCGCTTTCATCGTTCAGACGGTTGATCTCATCGAATCCAAGGATGGTGTTCTTGTACTTCTGCGCCGCCCCGGTTGCCTTGTCCCAGCTTGTCGCAACATCTTTAGCAACGAGGTACTGCCCACCGCCAAGCGCAGAAAACAGCGCGGACAATGCCTGTGCCGCCGCTCTACAAAGTTCGATAATTCGGAGGAGAATCGGGGTAATTGCAGTGAGTAAACCGCCAAGTGCCGCGCCCATTTGATTCTTCATCGTGAGCGTCTTTGTGGAGAGCATATCCATCGCGCTTGCAAGTGTACCGCTTATGCTCTTACTATAATTGTAGGCATTCTTCAAGCCCTCGGAAAACGCCTGTCCAATCTCCTTGATAATCGTGCGTAGGACGCGATACATGGCAATGCGCTTCAAAGAAGAAACAAACTGGTTGGTATGCTTAGTCGCCTGTTGTGCAGACTTGCCGATACCGCCGAAAATACCGCCAGACCTCCCGGCAGTGCCAGAAACTCCTCGCAAAGCAGAAGACAGGGAGCGGAACTGATTGGCAGCACTCCCCGCATTGGTCTTGACATCAATGCTAATGTTTTCTACTGTCAATTAAATCCGCTCCCTTGTGTTTTGTGTCCCAAGATTGCTTGTGTCTGTTCAAGAAATCTCTCAACTTATCAACTTTCCTCTGATTTTCGACCTCGCGCTCTGCATCCGTCATCTCCGTAATCCTGTACGGTTTATCCGGGTACTTTGCCTTTTTCTTGGTGTCAAAGCAAGACGCGATTGCGGCGTGAATGTAGATGCCTTGCATCCACAACTCTTGATTGCGCCGCTCTACATCATACTGGTTTGCTTGCCAGTAGTCGTGCAATCTATCAAGACTCTTAAACCAAAACTCGTCCCAACTCATGCCCCATGACATGAAGTACGGGCAGAGTTGGTCGAGATACTTTCCAAATTCTGATTGCGGTGCTTCTAAGTTTACATCGGAAAAGGATGTTGCACCGTTTAAGTCCTTTTCCAGCTCACGTTTCCCGTGCCGCGCTTGAGAGACTTGATAGCATCCTCATACTCTGCGGCAACGGCAGACATGAGCGCGTCAATCGGTTCGCCATTCTCATCGTACTGGGGTTCTTCTCCGTCTGCCACGTTTGCAAGTGCGCGGTAAATCTCCATGCGCTTGCTGTCCGGGACAGTTGCGTGGTGTGCGATAAACAACCCTTTCCACAGGGTTTCAGCCCCAAGCAGTTTCTCGCCAAGCTGTGCAAAGTTGACCCCGCTCTTCTCCATCTGTTTAAGCGTAAACGCAGTGACCTCAAGCGTATAGTCCTTGCCGTCCGCAGTAAAGGTAATCATTATGTCTCTCCTTTCGGATTAAAAAATAAAGTGTAAGGGGCGGGGATTAGCCGCCCCGTTGGAATGGGTTAAGCGGATGCGACATCCACCTTAGTCTGCCAACCATCGTTGTCAGACTCAATGATCTCGACATCGCCCTGTACGACCTCGCCAGCGGTAAGGTCGGGGCAGAACATCGGACACGGTTCACCACGGAAGAAGTACCCCTTGGTGTCACCAGGGAGAATGACCTCCCACCAGAAAGACTTGCCAGCCGTGAGCGCGGAATGCTCCGCAACGATGGCATCCCAGCAGTCGCGGGAAGTCGGGTTGATGTTGCAAGACAGCTTGATAGAACCGTCATTGCCGTAAAGCAGAGGGATATACGAACGCCGACCGTACTGCGGGGTGGAGATCGGAGTGACCTCTCCCTTGTCGATGTCGGCAGAGAACCCGGACGCACCCGTGACATAATCAGCAATGTCAAGAGTGCCACTGGTCGCTCTCGCCTTATAACCAGAGGTCGGACGAGTGCCAGCCGTGGTTTCCGGGGCGTACAGAATCTTAACGCCCAGTGCGCCGATTTCGCCAGCCATAAGCAAAAACTCCTTTGTCTAGAATTAGGTGCTAGGTACGGGGAACTCTTCCCCACTTCCAATCACACGCCTGTACCTAGCAATCAGCGTGTAATACTTTGCGTTTGCGTTGTCAATGGGATTCTCAGATACCTCAATGAAGTACAACGCTTTGAGTGCGCTCTTGACAGCCGCCATCAGCTTGTACGCCTGTTCTTTCGCGCCGCTCGTTAGGTTGCTGAATATCTGGACTTCCCATGTCGTTTCGTGAACATCCTGTTGATTCGTCATTGTCTGCGTTTGAGCCGGGGTGAAATGCCCTATCTCTCGCGCAAACACGGTTGGAAACTTTGACGGTGTGGGAGAGTATGTCTGCGTCACGTTTGCGGACGGCACGGATGCAAGCACCGCACTGCGGATTGCCGTATAGATTGCATTCTGTGTGTAAATCAACTTCCAAACACTTCCTTTGCAACTCGCGGTATGGCTTGCACCATCTCTTGGTACGCTTCATACGTTGCCGGGTGCGGTGGCGTATATTCGTACCGATTCCCACCGAAGTACCAGAACCCCCAACGGGTGTACTGCTGTGCGTGAGTGGCAGACCATGTACCCTCTCCGACAACGGACGGGACTGCGTCATACAACCCGGCTGTCGTTCCAGCAAGTTGTCCTGTACCGAATTCGATAAACAGAACATCCTCGCCCTCACACACCACTCTCGCGCCCGTGTCCGTCTTTTGGACAAACACGCTGACGCTTGTGTGGTACACGCTGTCGCACACCGTAGAACCGATTTCGCACAGACGGTAGGCAAGTTCAATCAGCTTGCTCTGCATATCTGCGTACCGCTCTATAGTTCTAAGCGCGTGTTCTACTCCGCTAACTACTACTTGCACCGCCATCATCCTCCGCATTGACCTCGGCAAGTGCGAGGACAACTTGGTTGGGGGTACGACTTACTCCTGTGCAACGGTAGTTGTGGGTGTCGGTCTTAGGATCAGCTTCAAACCAGAAGATGGTGTCCGTGTCGAATGGCGTAGTCAAGTCGCCAGTGACAGCCGTGCGCGTGTAGGGGTTGTCGATACCAAACATCTCAATGTCTGCCGCGCCGCGACCGCCGGACACGTTCATCTTTGCCTTAATTGGGTCTGAGTATCTTATATAGACCTCGCCCGTGTAGTACCCGTACTCGTCCGTGACTTCCGTCACGCCTTGGTAGAGCGCGTAGTAAATCGTGCGCTTGTTGCGCTGATTCGTCCTCACCCAACAGCACCAACTCTCACAAGCGGTAACACGTTGTTGTGGATATAGTCGAGCATCTCAGCATAGCGGAAGTGGCGATGCACACCGTTCTCAATGTGCAGTTCCTCGCCCTCTGCGCCAGCTTGCGTGTACCCGGCAATGACAGCATAAATCTGCGTGTTGTCGTACTTGCTCGGCACATCCGTCACGCCGTCCGGCACACCGCCAACAAGGTGATAAATCCACGCAAGGATTTCACTCCTCGCAACGGACAGATATGCCGTCAGCTTTTCATCAGTCGGCATCTCGCCGCCGTCTTCCAACAGCGTCTTTATGGTTGTCAGCTTTTCAGCGTCTGTCATATCTTCACCTCATTGTGGACGGGAGAGGGGGAACTTCCCCACTCTCCCTTGTTTTGTTTAGGTGGACGGGAAAGACTGAGCGGAAACGTAGATGCCGTTAGCTTTCTGGTGCTTGACCCACGCGCCGTGATAGTCGCGGAAGTCAAACGCCCAACCCTGAGACTGCTGCCAGACACCGGGGCTAAAGATGCGCGGCTCGGTGAACTGGGTCGCCTGCATGATGGCAGACGGATGCACAATCATGTAGTTGATGGTGCTGCCAGTCGCGGTGTAGCCGCCAGCATCGTCATGGCTGTCGGGCTGCGCGAGGGTGATCTCGGTGTTGAACCGACCAGAGGGAACGGTGATGACGCGCATATCATTGTACATCTCGACATTGTAGTCGATACCGTTCTCGCCGTTCATGGTGTAGCGGGTGATAGCCGCCTTGAACAGCTTGTAGGTGGTCGGATTGACGAACAGGACGCGACCCTCATACGGAACTTCCGCATCGTCAAGAGCGGCGGTAGCATCGTCAATGGACGCGATGACCTGTGCAGAGGTGGACAGCGTCTCGGTATCCTTGTTCGCCGCAGCCGCGCCGCCAGCATACGCCGCAAAGCGCAGAGCGTCTTTCTCCGGGACAGCCTTGGTACGCATATACTCGCCAGCGAGAGTGCCAAACGCCATGCCCATGCTCTCATCGTTGTCAACGCGATCCACAACGAACTGGCGACCGCGATCCCACTGCGGAGCATACGCTCTCCAAGAAGCAGTCACATCGCCGCGAACGAAACCATCGTTGCGGGAGTAGTCAGCGTTGCCGCCCATGTCCGTCTCAAACAGATAGAACGTATGGGTGTCGTTGTCGAAGCGCACACGATCCTGTGCGGTGTCGAAGATAGCGGTCTTGGACTCAGCCTTGTAAATCTCGTCCAGAATGGGGAG